CTTGGACTTTCACCACAACAATCGCCGCAAAACTGCCTAAGAAACGACATAGCCACTACAACGCAAGCAAGCGGGTGGTCGCCCCAATCGAAGTCCCTGCTCCCGTGGACTACGGTGACCATATACACAATGGTGACCCCCGCTTGCGGCTTGTATGTGAGCGTCAATTCGTTCCTCAGGTGCCCTTTAGGCTTGAAGAAAGTAAACGCATAGATCTTCATCCCTCCGCACCTGTTGATCAATTAGGTCCGGTACTTTCTCAACAAGTTCCGGTGGTTACCGGGAACGATTTTGCATCGTTGATTAGCGCTTTCAATAAACGATGTAATTTCGACAGTGACCAACGTGTTGCACCAGAAATTGTGAAGTCAGCTACCAAATTAGCTAACCGAGTCTTCCCGCATGCACGCCCTTTTGACTGGTCTGAGGAAATTTTCCAACGTTGGGTTGTAAAATTCGACAAAGACAAGCAACAAAGGATGCACGAGGCATTAGGACGCATGCATGACGTGGACTTCCGCACCCTTAACACCAAGTCTCTGATGGTGAAGGGTGAAGTGCTTCTAAAACGGAATGACCCGTCCTGGGCTCCGCGCGTAATATATGTTGGTTCAGATGAATATAACGTCCTGACGGGCCCAATCATGGATGAATTCAACAAACGTCTGAACTGCGCGTTAGACTCGTATGAGGATCTGAGTGTTGAGAAAGTCATTTTCGCCTACACGAAGAGTGACGTTGAAATAGCCGAGGGATTACAGGGCTGTAAACGCTACTTCGAAGGTGATTTTTCCGCTAATGACCGAAGCCAACTCAGAGATGTTACACTCATTATGGCACACTGGTTGCGACGTTGTGGAGCCCCTTCATGGTTCTTACGGTTCTATAAGCAAAACAGTTTGAATTTCCGGGTGATTTCGTACGAATATGGTGTTAGTGCCGAGATACGGCATCAGTTGGCCACCGGCGGCACTGACACCACTGGTCGAAACACGGTATGGAACTTCTGCCTGTGGCATTCATTCTGTGAAAAGGAAAAACTTAGACGAACCCGAGTGGCAATTCTCGGAGACGATATTGCAGGCGGTACAGACGAAAAAGGTCTTCGTGTGGACGCGTGGGTGGAGCATTGTAAGAGTGCTGGGATGAAGCTCAAGGCTCACGAGCGCTCTTTCTATTGTGATCTGACATTCCTCTCACGCTTTTTCGTCCCGGTAGGTAGCGGGCAGGCATGCATGGTGCCTCTGATAGGCAAAGCATTGATGCGATTTAATGCACGCGCTAATCGCAATCAAGATGTATCAGATGCACTCTACATGGCTGGCAAGAGCCTATCTTACGCCTACGAGTTTCGCCACGTGGCCTATATGCGCGACAAATTTCTTGCAAGGTTCTCGTCGTGCCAAGTTCAGTTCTCGGACATCAAGCTACATGATTTAACCTGGTTCGCTAAACAGGGCGTCTCAAGCGTTAATGACGTTTATCACAAACTCCGATCTGAACCTCTGGTTTTGTCAGATGATGAGTTTCTCGAAGTCGTCATGGCCAAATATGATGTCGGGCTCTACGACATGGATGACTTAACTGGCCGTCTCATCTTGGATACTGTCCCCGAGGTTTTCTCTGATGAGCGTTACTACAATTTCGCACACGAGGTTGAGTAGCCTCTGACCGGAATGCTTGGTCCCCATTAAGGACCCGGTGTGGGAGATACTGGTGCCCCGCTCACATGCAGCA